GCAACCGCGACAGCTTCGACTACCGCATCGACGTGGCGGTGCAGCAGAAAGTCGATCCGACGCCGGGGAACCTCGATGCGCTCATGGCACTGGTGGAGGAAATCGCCGACCACTTCCGGTCGGAGCCTCTGGCGGGCTACCCGCAGGCCCGCTGCACCGAGGTCGAGAACGTGCCGGTCTACGCGATGGAACACCTGGACGAGTTCCGCCAGTTCACGAGCGTCGTGACGCTGACCTTCCGCGTGTGGAGGTGACGGATGATCGGGCTGACCTTCGCGGCCGCCAAACGGGGGTTCTTCGACCGCGAGAAGGTGAAGCGGTCGGTGGACGCCGGCACCCGCAAGGTACTGTCCCGTTTCGGGGCCTTCGTGCGGCAGAGGGCGAAGACCTCGATCCGCAAGCGGAAGGGGACCAGCCCGCCGGGCGGCCCGCCTTTCTCGCACGTCGGCATCCTGCGTCGGTTCATCCTGTTCGCCTACGACGCCGACCGCAAGTCGGTGGTCATCGGGCCGACGCTGACGAAGGAGGGGTCCGAAGCCCCGCGCCTCCTGGAACACGGCGGCGACGCGACGTTGGAAACGCGCCACGGGTCGAAGCGGGCGCACTACCGCCGCCGGCCGTTCATGGGGCCGGCGTTCGAGCAGGAGCAGCAGAAGCTCCCCGCGCTCTGGCAAAACTCGGTCCGCTAACGGAGACGCCTCATGGCCGTGAAACTCGGGCTCGACGCCAAGCTCTACCGCAACACCGGCACCCAGCCCGCCCCGGTCTGGAACGAGATCAAGAACGTCCGGGACGTGACCTTGAACCTCGAAGCCGGCGAGGCGGACGTGACGACCCGCGGCAACAACGGCTGGCGCGCGACCGTGGCCACGCTGAAGGACGGGTCCGTCGAGTTTGAGATGGTCTGGGACACGGCGGACGACGATTTCGGGACGATCCGCGACGCCTTCCTGAACCATACCGCGCTCGAGTTCGCGGTCATGGACGGCGACATCGCCACGGCCGGTTCGCAGGGGCTCCGGGCCACATGCATGGTCACCAACTTCAGCCGCAACGAGGCGCTGGAGGAGGCGATCACCGTGAGCGTGACCGTGAAGCCGACGTACTCGACCACCGCGCCCGCCTGGATGACGGTTCCCTGATCGCTCCGAGGAGCACCATGCGCAGTCTCATTGTCGGGTTTTTGCTGTTGGCCGTCAGTTCCGCCTCGGCCGCGGACGCCCCGGGCATCCGCATCGCGGGCGAGACGAAGTACAAGCCGCACGCGCTGGTGCGGCTGCGGGCCGAGGGAGTCGATCCCAAAGCCGCGATCCTCTGGCGGGTCCACCCCGCCCAGGACGCGCGGCGTGCTGGAGTTTGCCGCACACCCCGGCACCTACGAGGTCGAGCTGCTCGTCATCCAGCAGGCCGACGGCGGGCTGGTCGTCGAGGAATCGACCATCACGGTTGTGGTCGAGGGGTGCGGCCCGGTCCCGCCCAGGCCCGAGCCGAAGCCGCCGGGCAAGGCCGATCCCGTGCAGGCGATCGGCAAGCTGCGCTTCGGCAACGCCGGCTGCACCGCGACCGTGATCGGCCCGCGCCGCGGCGACGGGAAGTGGGACATCCTCACCGCGTCGCACTGCACCGGCGGCGTCGGCAGCCGGGGAAGCTTTACCCTCAAGGACGGGCGCATCCTCGCCGTCACTGTCGCGGCCCGCAACGCCGATTCGGACCTGACCTGGCTGGTCACCGATGCCGCCCTCGACGACCTGCCGTTCGCCAACCTCGCCGCGAAGAACCCGCCGGTCGGGACCGAGGTCTGGCACATGGGCTACGGCATCGACAAGCCGGGTAACCGCGAGGAGGGGCGGGTGGTCGGACCCGAGACGCCCGACGGCCAACTGCAGTTCGGGCTGAGCGTCTCGTCGGGCGACTCGGGGGGCGGCATCTTCCGGGCCGACACCGACGAGCTGGTCGCGGTCGTCTGTTGCACCACCGAACGCGGCCGCAAGACGCTCATGTTCGGCGGCAGCGCCGAGCAGGCGGCCCGGCTGCGGCCCGTCTCGAAGACCGACGCGGACGCCTGGGAGCCGCTCGCGATCCCGGTCTGCACCGCCAGGAAGACCGACCCGGACTGGCAGCCGCTCGAAATCCCCCTGATCCGGAGGAAGTGACCCGTGCACAGTTTCCGCGATAACGCCGGGCGGACCTGGACGGTGGTGATCAACGTGGCCGCCGTCAAGCGGGTCCGCGGGCTGGTGAACATCGACCTCTACAAGCTCATCGACGACGGGTTCAAGCCGCTCGGAGCGCTGGTCTCCGACCCGGTCCAACTGGCCGACGTGCTGTACTGCCTGTGCAAGGACGAGGCAGACGCGAAGAGCGTCTCGGACGAAGACTTCGGCCGGGCGCTGGCCGGCGACGCGATCACCCTGGCGGCCGACGCCTTCGTCGAGGAGCTGATCGATTTTTTCCCCGACGCCCGGGCGCGGGCGAGCCTGACAAAGGTGCTGGCGGCCGGGCGGAAGGTGCGGGACCGACTGCTCGACCACGCCGAGACGGTGATCGAGACGCTCGACCCGGAGACGGCGGCGAGCGCGTTGATCGCCTCGTTTGGGAACTCGCCGGGGTCCTCGGCATCGACCCCGGACCCTTCACACTCCGCGAACTCCTGATCATGGGCGAGGCCGCCAGCCGCCAGCGGTGGGCGCACACGTCCGCCGTCTTGGCACTGCTCGCCAACGCCCACCGCGACCCGAAGAAGGGCCGCCCGTTCCAGCCGGCCGACTTCAACCCGCACCTGCGGCGGAAGGAGCCGGTCGTGGCGAAGGTCGGCATCGCCGTTCTGAAGCAGGTGTTCGTGGACCGTCCCAAGCAGGGAGTGTGATCGATGGCATCGGCCGGTGGGATTCGTGCGGGGGCCGCCTACGTCGAGTTGTTCGTCAAGGACAACCGGTTGACGAAGGGGCTCGCCGCCGCGTCCGCGAAGCTGAAGGCCTTCGGCGCTGGGATCACGGGCCTGGGCACTCAGTTACTCGGTCTCGGTGCCGCCTTCGCCGCGCCGTTCGTGCTGGCCACGAAGGTCTTCACCGAGTTGGGCAGCGACCTGGTTGACATGAGCCAGCGGACGGGCGTGAGTGTCGAGGCGCTCTCGGAGTTGGGCTTCGCGGCCGAGCAGTCGGGCGCAGACCTGGAGTCGCTCGAGGCCGGTCTGCGGAAGATGCAGAAGTTCGTCGTCGAGGCGGCCGACGGATCGGAGGTGGCCCGCGACACCCTCAAGAAACTCGGCCTCACGGTGGCCGACCTGAAGGCGCTCACGCCGGATGAGCAGTTCAAGCTGATTGCCGACAAGCTCTCCAAGATCGAGAACCCCGCCCTCCGCGCGGCGCTGGCGATGGACCTCTTCGGCAAGTCGGGGACGAAGCTCCTGCCCTTGATGAACGACGGGGCGACCGGGATCGAGGCACTCCAGGAGAAGGCCCGGCGGCTGGGCCTCACGATCTCGACCGAGGACGCGGCGGCCGCCGAGGAGTTCGGCGACACGCTCGACGTGCTCTGGAAGGTGATCAAGCGCGGCGCGTTCTCCGTCGGGGCGGCGCTCGTGCCATCACTCATGGACCTGGCCAACTGGATCATCACCACCTCGCGGGACATCTCCGAGTGGATCGACCGCAACCGGGGGCTCGTCGTGTCCGTGGCCAAGATCACGGCCGTCGTCCTCGGCGTCGGCGCGGCGCTGGTCGCGCTCGGCGCGGCGGTCAGCCTCGCAGGCTTCGCCATCGGCGGACTGGTCACCCTGTTCTCGGCGCTCGGCACGGTTATCAGCGTCATCGGTTCGGTCATCGGGGCGCTGCTCTCGCCGATCGGACTGGTCGTCGCGGCCCTCGTGGGCCTCGGCTACCTGTTCGCCACGCAGACCGAGGCCGGGAAGCGGATGACGGACGACTTGAAGGCGGGGTTCATGAGCTTCGCCGAGACGGCGAAGACCGCCTGGGGCGGGATCGTCGATGCGATCCAGGCCGGCGACCTCGGCCTGGCGGCCAAGATCGCGCTTGCCGCCGTCAACGTTGAGTGGGCCAAGGCGGTGCTGTGGTGGACCCAAAAGTGGAACGCTTTCAAGGGCATCTTCGTCGATGGCTGGCACGACGCCGTGGCCGGTCTGAAGCTCATGTTCTGGGACTTCACCGCCTGGATCGCCCGCACGTTCTCGTTCGCCATCGAGAAGCTCTTCAAGGCCGCCGCCTGGGTCGCGGAGAAGGTCGGCCTCGACGACCTGGCGAAAAACCTCCGCGAGAACTTCGACTTCTCGGACGAGAACATCAACCGCAACCGCGACCGGATCAAGAACCAGATCCTCGACGACCGTATGCGTCGGCAGCGCGAGGCAGACGCCGCCCGCAAACAGTCTGAACGCGAGGCGATGGACGACCTGGGGAGGGCCGCCAAGGAACTCCGCGACGCGGTCGATGAGGCGGCCCGCAAGCGGGCGGGCCTCGGCGAGCGCGTCCCGCCCAAGGGCAAGAAGGGGTCGATGTCCTCGCTCGACGAGGTGATCGACCTGTCCAAGAAGGTCGATGTGCAGGGGACGTTCAACGCCCTGGCCGTTCGCGGGCTGGGCGGTGAGTCGCTCAACGCGCGCACCGCCAAGGCTGTCGATCAGATCAACGAGAACGTCAAGGAACTCGTCGCCGAGGCTCGGCACGGCGGCCTCGTGTTCGCGTAAGGGGCAAGCGTGGCGATCATCGTCGAGAAATTCGACAGCGGCGGGGCGACGGTCGGGCCGGACAGCCCGTCAGTCGATCTGCTGTTCGCCGTTCTCGGCACCGAGAGCGACCTGGACGTGCGGGCGCTGGTCGAGGCGACCATCCCGGCGATCTTCCGGGGGATGATCTTCCAGAACTACCGCATCGACCACAAGGGCGGCGGGGTGTGGGACGTGTCGGTCCGGTACGGACGGGAGGATTCGCAAGCGGACGACGCCGCACCCAACAACGATCCGCCGCAACCGGGAGACCCGCTCGGCCCGAGTTACACGTTCGAGACCTCCGGCGGCACGCAGCACATCACGCAGTCGCTGCAGACCATCGCCAAGCACGCCAAGCCGGGGAAGAACGCCCCCGACCTCAAAGGGGCCATCGGCTTCAACAACGACTCGGTCGAGGGGACCGACATCACCGTGCCGGTGTTCCGGTTCTCGGAGACCTACTCGATCCCCGTGGCGCTGATCACGCACGCCTACAAGCTCACGGTCTTCGACCTCACGGGCAAGGTGAACAACGCCCCGTTCAAGGGCTTCGCCGCCGGCGAGGTGCTGTTCCTCGGCGCGTCGGGTTCGCGGCGCGGCGTCGAGAAGTGGGAGATCACCTACCAGTTCGCGGCCAGCAAGAACGCCGTCGGCCTCCAGGTCGGGGACATCCAGAACATCAACAAGAAGGGCTGGGAATACCTGTGGGTCCGCTACGGCGACGTGGAGGACCAGAAGGTCCTCGTGAAGCAGCCCGAGTCAGTCTACATCGAGCGGGTTTACGAGTCCGGCAACTTCGCCAACCTCGGCATCGGAGTCTGACATGCCGGGCGACCCGTTCAAGAGCGTTGCGCCCGGCCAGAAGCTGGAGATCCCGGCGGCGGCGTACAACGCGTTCCTCGAGGCGGCCCGCTCCGCCCGCGGCCGGCTGCACGAGACCGACCGCGACGAGGACGCGCTGTTCCGCCAGACGGGCATCGTCAAGGTGAAGAACGCCTCGGGCGAGGACCTCGGCCGGTTCGCCGTCGTCACGCTCAACGCCCCGATCATCAGCCCCGGCGACAACCTGCAGGAGTTCCAGAACAAGGTCACCTTCGACGGGGTGAAGCCGGTCGATCCGAACAAGCGCGAGCGGTTCGCCATTCTGCTCGAGCCGCTTGCCGTGGACTCGATCGGCCGGGGCATCGTCGCCGGCGTCACGCCGGTGCGTCTGCGGGTCGATCCGGCACAACTGTACGACTACGCCGCGGTCGAACCGGACCAAACCGGATGGTTGCGGAACGTGCCGCACGGCACGGCGCGCGTGCTGTGGGTCGAGCCGGGCGGCTCGTCCGAGCGCTGGGCCATCGTGCGGATGGACGACGGCGACTACCAGGCGCACGTACTCATCACGAGCAACGTGCCCGACGCCGATGGCTACTACCCCGGCGAGGTGCAGCGCTACGACGTGCCGACGAAGTCCTGGCAGACGTTGTTCGAGTGCAAGGTGGTGGACATCAACCAATGATCCAGGAGCAGCGATACCTGGCGCGTTTCGTGGGGCGGAAAGGCGACACGCCGCTGTTCGCGCTCGGCTGTCCCGGTTCGGGGTCGGGGCCGGCCGCGTTCCAGGCAAACGTGCCGCGCGTGCTGGCGCGGTTCCTGGGGCTCGCCGGCGGCAAGCCGCTCTACGGCTACTCGACCTGCGAGTTCCCACGCATCGGGCGCTACCTGATGCGCTTCGTCGGCATGACGCCGGAGAACGACCCGGTGTACGCGCTGGGCTGTTGCCTGGAGGGTTCGAGCGGCTCTTCCGGTTCCAGCGGGTCATCAGGCGAGAGCGGCTCGTCGGGCGAGAGTTCGGGCGTCAGCGGGTCGTCGGGGGAAAGCGGCTCGTCGGGCGAGAGCTTCGGTTCGAGCGGTTCGTCCGGCGACAGTTCCGGGTTCAGCGGGTCGTCGGGTGAGAGCGGGACATCGGGAGCAAGCTCTGGTCTCAGCGGATCGTCCGGGGATGGATCGGGAACCAGCGGTTCTTCGGGCGAGAGCGGTTCGTCTGACGGAAGCTCGGGCTCGTCGGGGGCGAGTGGGTCTTCTGGCGAAGGCTCCGGCCTGAGCGGCTCGTCCGGGTCGGGCGGCAGCGGTTCCAGCGGAGCCAGTTCGGGTGAAAGCGGATCGGGCGGCAGTTCCGGCCCGAGCGGGTCCGGCAGCGGCGAGAGCGGCTCGGGCAGCGCCAGCGGTTCTCTCGGATCGAGCGGCGCGAGCGGATCGTCGGGCAGTGCCGGGTCGGGAAGCGCGAGCGGTTCGGCCAGCGGCAGTGCGTCCGGATCGGGCTCGGCCTCCGGCTCGGGATCGCAATCCGGTTCGGGAAGCGCGAGCGGCTCGACACCTGGAAGTGGTGCAGTGTCCGGCTCCACCGCGTCCGGGTCGCATTCGGGATCGGCGTCGGATGGCGGTTCGAGTTCCGGGTCGGACAGCGGTTCCGCTGACGGCAGTGGATCGGGCAGCGGCTCAGGGTCGGGAGATGGTTCTGGCAGTGCCCCGGCGTCGGGACATGTTTCTGGATCGGGTGGGGATGGATCGGGCGGTGATTCGGGCCAGGGGTCGGGTTCGGCCTCGGGCAGCCCCGTTCCCATTCCCGTGGAAGACGTTTAGGAGAGGTCGATGTCGCAACTCAGCCCAAGTTCGGCACGTCAAGACATGACGGTGGACGAGATGATCCACCTCATCGAGCACGCCCCGCCCGGCCCGTGGCCGCCGGGCTGGGCGGGCTGGGCCAACGTCAACGAGGCCCACCGCGTCATGGCCCGACGCTTCGCCGACTCGCTGACACCGGCCCGGCACACTTACGCGCAACAGCGCGGCATCGTCATCGCCGGCGGCGGGCTGAAGTACTTCCCGAGCGTATGGGTCGGTGTCAACCTGATCCGGCACTTCGGCTGCACGCTGCCGATCCAACTCTGGCACCTTGGCACGGGCGAGATCGACCCCTACCTGCGCCGGCTCTTGAAGCCGCTCGGCGTTGAATGCGTCGATGCCCGCGAGGTCGAGAAGGAACACCCCTGCCGGATTCTGTGCGGGTGGGAGTTGAAGCCGTTCGCCACGCTGTACTCGCCGTTCGAGGAGGTCCTGTTCCTCGACGCCGATTGCGGGCCGTGTCGTGATGTCACGGAGGTCTTCACCTGGCCGGAGTACCTCGACAAGGGATCGATCTTCTGGCCCGACTACGCCTGCTGGCAACTCAAACGCGACGTGTGGGAGATCTTCGACATCCCGGAGGTCGCCGCCCGCTGGCAAAGCGAAGTGGCGTTTGAGAGCGGCCAGTACGTGATCAACAAGACGCGGTGCTGGCGCGAACTCCGCATGGCGCTGTGGTACGCCGAGCACTCCGACTTCGTGTTCC